GAGAAGAAGGGTCGGGGGTGTCCTGTGGCTATCAAAAAACCTACCCCCCTTGCTTGAATTACATGATGAGCATAACACTTGAAGGTTATTCATGTTGTCATCACCACCAAGCGTACGAGGAACGATGTGATCTACTGTCAGCATCTCTTCTGTGCCACACAATTGACAGCATCTATCTCTATTGATTACTTGTTGTCTTATTCTACGCCACTTAGTTGTTCCACCTTTGGATGTGAGTGCTGATCTACTCAATGCCATCCTCTATCCTTAAAGTGTCTCCATGCATTACATGCTGAGCCATCATATCTATGCTCTAAGTATCTCATGTGCAGCTGTATCTGTTGCATTGGATTCATATCTTTTGCTATTGGATTCTTGATTTGTAATAAGCCATAGACTCTATGAGTTCCATTGAGATTACCAACGGCTTTATGATTCCATGCTGATTCTTTACTGATTAGTAACTTAATGCATTTGGCTTCATGCTTAGGCATTGTTGCATTGATGTATTTTCTAGGGTCGTATTTAAATGCTTCTATTGAGCCCGTGTTTGCGTGTGTCATTGGCGCAAACAGACCTATCACAATAGCGATGGCTACCGAGCGATCTATCCGCGAGCGGATCGCTCTGAGCCCCTGATGGGCTCTAGCCCTGAGAGTACCATTCATGTCAAACTCCTAACTATAAGTGCAGGTCAGACGGCGTGTTGCATTAACCCCATTGAGTTGCCATTGCTTTTGCTATACCTGGAAATGTCTTTGATCTTTCGATTGAAGAGTTAGCAAACTTCTTATTATTGTAATGAGCCTTGTCTAAGCGCAGCCCTCCACCGTTGATAAAGGGTTGATATTCAGTCAATACATTAGTCGGTACTAATTGAGGTAGATTCTTTAACCATAGGTAAGTTTTTTTAGAATATGGATCACCAAATTGGTAAGGCTGTATTACTTGGCTTTTCTCGGGTAAGCCTATAATTTTCATCGGTACAGGATTCTCAACAGCAATATGTTTTGCCGGGGCGTTATATATAGCCATGAAGAATGCTTTAGCCTCCATTGCTAGGGCATAACGGTTTGGATCAATTTCACCCTTTTTAGGATACATCCTTACAGCTCCAGCATTGGTCATATAAGTGCAAGGAGGAAAACCTATGATCATATCCCAATCATCATTTAAGCGACTTAATACATCGCCTTGAATATGCCATTCCGGGTTATCCCCGGATGTAGGCAAGATATCGCATGAATAAGCCTCATGACCTAGGGCTCTAAACTCTTTAGTGACTGCCTGGCTTTCCTCACAAGCTAATAAAACTTTCAATCTTTGCCCCATCCCTTGCCTTTGAAGTGAATTGGATTAGCTGTAATCACCTTGTTCATTGGTTCATTGCAATAAGTGCATAAGACTATTGGTCGATTGTGCCATCCATGATTGATTTCTTGACTGAGATTGCATCGTGTGCATTTGTAATCGTAGGCTGGCAAGTTAAACATCTCCGAATCATATAAGCCCCACAGACAGTACACCGGTCAATGTCTGACTCTGTAGGTTCTTTATCCAAGTGACCGTATTTAAGTATGAGTAGTGGCAATAGATCAGCTAGTCGGATAACTGCGCAATAGTCAGCAGCATCTTCTCCTTGTCCGTTCAGCCGTAAAACCCCGAAACCTAACTCCCCAGAAATAGATGTTCGAGCTTTTAATTGTTTCATGTACGCCAATGGTTGAAAACCAACCCTTGCTTTAACTTCACAGTCAAACGGTACATTGACAATATCCTTGCCACTACCCCTTCCCACACACGCGCCTTGCCACCAAGTCGATAGGTACTCAGCTACAACACGCTCTGTGCGAAAACCTCTCGCTCTTCTTGAGTTAGCCATTTACCGCATGACATTTACGGCATTGCCAGGCTCCGACAGAAGGCTGTTCATCCTTAATTACTATGTTAGCAACAATATCTCTAGCCTCTGTAGGCTCATTGCATAATTGGCAGTTAATAATCTCAATGAATGGAATGTCATCGAAGTTAACCCAACCACCTAATCCGTCTGCGTTATGTATTTCAATGTATCCCATTATGCTCTCGCCTTCTGTGGTTCCCATGTTCCTTGACTAGATAGCTGATACCAAAGTGTTGGACATTTAGGCTCTGATCCACCTACCCCAATATGCTTACAGAAGTATCCACCCCATGCTCGACCATTCTTGTTGCCATCCTTGAACTCCATGACTCCATGCTTGCAGCTTGGCGATACCTTCTCCGTTCCCAATATCTCTGCAACTGTATTAAGAGCTGCATCTATTGTTACCGGTGCTGGCACTTCCTTTATAGATTCATCTTGTTCACCAAATGGTGTAGTCCAATAATCCTTCTCAACTTTAGGAGCTGGAGCCTTGACCACCTTTGTCATTTCTTCTCGGCTTGGGCGCTTTCCCTTAGGAGCATAACCTGCATTTGCAAGCGCTCTGCCGATAGCCGAAGTCTCACAATTCTCCAATGCAGAAGTCTGATTGACACCTCTGCTAGTAACTGTTTCCTCCGCGAGCCCAGTCGCCCACGCGACCGTATCTGTAGAATTTTTAAACAGATATGCCTTAACAACATATCGATTAGTTTCGATAACTTCCAATTCAGTTGAAATACGAAAATCTGGATAGTCCTTAATAAACTTTTCAAGTCTTACCTCCACTGGTTCATAATCGGCTAGGTTAAACATATAATTCATCCTCCTCGGTTTTTAATTCACAGGCTAGTGCTAGATAAGCACAGGCATCGATATATGAGTCAATGTGTCCTGGGGATTCTTGGATTCTTGAGAGTTTGACCTCGACCATTGCAAGACAAGCTTGGTAGTCCTCGATTGGGAAATCAAGTAAATTGGTAAGTCTGCGAGCGATCCGATCTTGGTTGATTTTCGGATGACCGTAGATTGCACCACGATCTTGCATGACATCGGTTGCACTTTGTAAGATCTCTTTTGCTTTCATTCTGCCCAGAATTCTTGGCGGTTGACAGCTCTACCTCGATGATAACCCTCGCGCAAGCCACGTTGGTAATTATTGTGTGCCACAGTTTCATAGATAAGTGCTAGACCAAATGGAATTACTGCTAAGAAAATAAAGAAAAACCATGTATCACTCATTTTGCCCCCTATCGCACTAGCACCTTCGGCTAGTTACAGGCTTAGTGAACCACAGATATCAGACTATTTTGGTTTATTTTGATAACGAAACGGTAACGATTCTGCATCATCAACCGCATTGTCTATCGTCCGCTTGAGAGGAATTATGTCTCTAACGAGGTCGTCCATAAACCTTACCGTTCACCAAGAATGTGCCGTTCTTCTCGATATAAATTAGGTCAACTTGGACATTCTTGTTATGTACATACATGATCGCAAAAGCCTGTTGCCAATTAGCCGTTCCCTTCGTGTATGCGGCCTGTTTGAAGTCCATTAGGTTCCCTACCTCAACCCCATGTAGAACACGCCCTAAACGGCCTCCTATGGCTTCTGAGAAGGATGTCCTGCCAGCGCGATGCGTATGCCCCGAGATAATATTGGTGCCCGTCCTGCGTGAGGCTTCTAATGCGCTCAAACCGCCGTGAGGCTTAATAGGTGTGTGGTCTCCATGAACTGCCACCCAATTAGGTGCAAGTTGCATAGGCTTCTTGTGAAAAGTTATACCTAACTCATCAAACTTCATGAATTTTTCAAACCTAAGTTCCGGCAATGATAAAAAACTAGGTATCTTCTTCATAATGACATTGTAAAGTCGGTCTGTGTGATTTGACCTAATGCAGTCAGTTACGCCTAACTCCCAGAGAAGCTCGACACATCGATCACGATCATCGCCCAGGGTTTGTGAGTATGCCTCCGGCGTGGACTCACTCCATTTACTGATGGTATTAAAATCTATTTCATCGCCGATCGTTACTGTCTGATCTGGTTTGAAAGTCTGTAAGAATTTAGCAATGTTGCGTGTTACATGAACATCCTCAAAGGGAACTTGAAGATCAGACAAAATAACTATTCGCTTAATCGTCATCCTCATCTTCGTAATCGCCGAACCTTTCTGGATCGACTGGAGATGGCAAGATCCAAGCTGGATATGCTGTAGGCTCAATGATGACTGCCAATGCTAAATCGACATCAAATCCTGCTCTACGCAATGCTCGGTACATCTCTTGAAGGCTAATAGCCCAAGCATCAAGAGCTGAATAAGTATCTAGGTCTATAACCTTTTTTCTTGCCATGTGTTAATTGTCACTTCTCTAGGATACGAAGTATGGTTTCGACACGCGCCTCAAGTAGGTTAATTTGATCGCGCATAGACGAACCGCTATTTGGTTTTAGTTCTTGAAGGTAGTGCTTTACTAACCAACGCACCGAGCCAATAAATGAACCAATAACGGTCGTAGCAGCAACAGCAAGAACCGCCATGTCCTCCACAGTCATTATCTTTTAGGTGTTGCATATCCAAATATGCCTGACAGTACTGACCAAAGAATGGCTCGGTAATCGATATCGAAATTAGTTGCAGACCATGCTGCTAGAAATGCTCCAGCTGCTAGAAATGCGGGGTTCTTTAGTTTCATGCTTTACCACCTAACATAGGGATTTGAAAAAACGAACGATCTTCATCGCCAGCTTTTGTGAAGCTGATGTGAATGTGTTTGATGTGAGGGTTTGTACCCCGGTATTTGACCCAGCGCCATAGCGTTCTCTTGCTCGCAATTCGCTTGTTAAAAATGACATATGCAATTCGCTTATCTGTTTTGGCGTTAATTCGTATCTGATCGGCAAGGTAATGAGCTGTGGCATCTTTCCCATCGAGAGAAGCATCGAGATCGAAAGCACGGACGAACCCTGTATTAGGGCAAGGGTTGTGATCGCTTTTTTTGGTGGAGTGCCGGGCATCGCCGTAGGTTCCGTCACTAGAACGGTCTCTGTCAACAAAAGCATCGTCAGCCTGCTCTCTAAATTGGATTACAGACTTACTTAATCGAGCTTTCATCCAAGTAGGATTTTTGCTTCTTCGGCGCTAAGTCCGAGACGGTCAAGAATAGCTGCGCGAGCTTCTGCCTTTGCATCTGCTTCGGCTTGCTCTTTTGCTAATTCTGCTTCAATAGCCAATCTTTGCTTTTTTTCGGCAGTTGTTTCTTCACGCTCGGTGATTGTTTCCTCGCCTGTTTGGATGTTAAATTCTTTTTCAATAATTTTCATAATTAAACCGCGCTTCCATAAATAAAGATTGTTCCTGCATCAAAATTTCCATTACTTGTATTGTAAATTGAAATGCTTGAAACTGTTGCTGTGTCTGTCCAAGTGCCACCACCACTATATGCTCTTTGGCTGTTATTGCTGGCATTGCCACGATTGGCACCACCTGAAAACATAAAAGTCTTAATGCCCGTGCTATTGCAACCAAGTATATTCACCGTTGCACTAACTAAAGAAGTCGCATCGTTTGTTCCACCAGTTTTGCCAAGGTTTATTTCGTTTCCAGTTGTATTGGATAAAAAACTTGTGGCGTAAGTTGAAGGTGGCACAATTTGAAAACCACCTGTGCTGTAATTTGAACTGTTATTGTTTATTCGCAACACAATTTCATTTCCAGCAGTAACATCTGTTCGCGCACCTCTGACCACTACTAACAATGAACTCATGCCTGAAATGCCTGAAACGGTGGTGGTTGTGCCTGTTAAAGTTGTGCCACCTGTATTAAGTAAAGAATAACTTGCAACAGACGAAGCAGGAGTAGCCCACTTTAATCCCGTTGCAGTAGTTGAATCGGCTGTGAGTATTGAATTATTTGCCCCTACTGCTAAACGAGAAACTGTATCGGCTGCAGTTGCAGCAATAATATCACCTTTAGCATCTACAATAGTTTTTGCTATAGATGCACCTGCATTGTTAAATACTGTTGTATCGATAGAGGAACCAAGTGTGCGAATGGCAGCTGCGCCATCTTTGACCAGGTCAGTATCATTAGGTGTAGTCCACCCATAATTTGTAGTCGTTGCCATGTTTCTCCTTGATTAGGCTACTATTGTAGCGTTATTCCAGTCCAAAGTTGGACTTATCGTGTTCCATGCTTCTGTGATTGGTACTGAATTCCATCTAAACGCTTGAAGGCTGAAAGCAATAGGTGAGACGATAATCGTCAAATCCAGAGCATTAAATCGACTGCTCCAAGTCCAACCTTCAACGAACCCTTGATAGCGCCCATCAGCAATGTTTAACGGCAAGTCCTCAATGTCAAGAGGCAAGCCCATAAATATGTTTAATGCTTGATCGCGTGAGGCATCTGGAATGTTTGGGTTAGTCAATGGGAATGTAATCGCCTTAAACTGGTATTGAGGATAAGCGCGAATATCTAAGTAGAACTCAGCTTGACTTGTAGCATCTGCGCCATTTTCAATACTTGTAACAATGTTCTCAGCTTGTACACCATAAGTAGCGATTGAGGTTGCATCCTCGGCTGTTTCCTGAGCATTATTTTTATAGGTAATTGTAACTTTGTTTCGAATATCACCTAAGCGTTTTGATGTAGCAATTCCAGCAGCGTAAGCCCAACCGCCATCAACATAGGCATAGCCATTAGCTGCTAAGTATTCAGCTCGATGAGTTGAGTCTGCATATCCAATCCGACCAGAGGCATCCTCATAAATATATCCCAAGCCTGAGCGAGCCAAATTGGCAACAAGGCTATAAATATCTGTAGTGCTAGAAGTTCGAGCTGTAAGCTCATAATCGCCTGGACGATCAATTTCCCCTAATCCAGAGTTTTCAGCATTAGCCCAAGTTGTAGTTGGATCATAAGCAGCCCATGTTTCAGCAGCAGGAACTTCATTCCATTGACTAAATAAGATTTCTGAAAGAATTGTGTAAATCTGATCTCCGTCAAAGTCTTTAGACAATACCCCTTGAGTTAAAGTCTTAGGGAGTTTCGATAAAGCTCCAAGAGCTGTAATCGTTATGTCTTGAGTTATCGCTGGCTCACCAGTTCTAACCTTTACATCAATGTCTGAAATGTCTCCACCGAAAATAGGAATATAAGTACCAGTTGAATCTTTGACTTTAATTACTACTGAATCATTGACATCAAAAGTAATGGCTGATTGAGTTGTATTTTTAACTGTAAATCGGCTATATCCTGCTACAGGCTGAGAATAAATATCTGAGCGCCCAGAAGTAATCGTAAGATCCGCAATAACTAGATCAGTTATATCTCCAGAGCCATTGACCTCTAATGCCCAATCGGGAGTCCATACTGTCATGCAAACGCACCAGCACCGAGAGTTCCGCGATAAGTAGATTGGTTAAGCACATCGATAATTTGGCGAGCTGTTGACTCTGAATCGATTGCTCCGTTGACTGTAATATTGTTTTGGTAATTGACTGCCTGCCCTGAGTATCCGCCACCGCTCATTTGTGGAGTAACGAATGGAGCATTGACAATACCAGGAGTATTAAAACTTGCATTTGAAGCATTGCTAGAACCGCCAAAGCCTAAGAATTGCTTGACTTTGTTACCCCACTCAAAGAGAGTTTGAAATGCGCTAACAAGTTTTCCAACGGCTGTAACAACTGTGCCAATAACTATTGCAATTCCTTCAAAGGCTATCTTAAACGCACCGCCTATAAATGGCGCAAGAATATTTTTAGTAAATGACCAAAGGGCTGTAAATGCTTCTTCATTATCCATAACCGCTTTTCTGACACTATTAAAGACTGTCTGGACACCTTCAAAAATTGGCACCAAGATAGTTTTGGCAACTCTAACAATTTCGATAAATGCATTCTTTAATCCATCTCCACCTTCAAAGCCTGCAACAAAAGCTGTAATGGCAGGAACTACATACTTAACAATGTTTTCAACCATAGGTGTAATGGCATCGAGGATAAAGGCTCCAACTGTTTCTTTAGCTTCATCAAAGGCTATAGATAGGCGAGCCATCTTCCCTTGAAAGGTATCTGCTTGGATAGTTGCTTGGCCTTCAAAGGTTGCAGCTAGTTTGGCTGTTATCTGCTCGAAATCAAGTGTTTTAAGTTCAGCCTTAGTAAGACCTACCCCAAGCCTTGAAAGCCCGGCTAAATTGCCTTCCTGGGCTTTTGAGAGGCTTTCTGTAACCGCCTGTAGGCTCTTTCCAGTACCGGCAGCAATATCTATTGCAATGGCTTGAAGCTTCTGTGCCTTAGTGACATCGCCAGTTGCCCTAGTCAACCGATCTAGTGATGGACGAAGTTGGTCATCTGTTATGCCGAATAACAAAGATTGCTTAAGAACATAATCCTCTGTTGCTTTAATTTGGGCATCTGTAGCCCCAGTAACATTTCTTAAAGTAGCAGCAAGTTTAGCTTGGGCAGCTTCATCTTCAATAGCAGACTTAACGCCATCGATGGCTAACTTGCCAGCATAAGCAGCAGCAGCAACGCCAGCAGCTAAAAATGCAGCTCCGGCAACCTTGCCAAATTTAGTAATCTTATCGCCGAAAGTTGTAACTTCATTGTCAGCCTTGTTTATATTCTTGGTGAAGTTATCTATGTCAGCAAGGAGTTTAAGCGTTAAGGCTCTACTTGTTCCAGCCATTATGTCCACTCCTTCAAAATCTTATCAAATGATTCAGTCCACTTAGTTACGATGTAAGGCTGAATTCTGCGAAGCGTTGGATAGATAAACCAACCCTTAGAACCGCGACCTTCACGCCCTGACCAAACTGGAAACTGCCTAAACTTGTTAGAACCAAACTCTGAACCGCCCCAGATATCTTTGGTAGTTGCACCACCACTAAACTTCTGAGATGCAAATCCAAAAGTTATCTCACCGATCCGAGATGACTTCTTAATGCGAGAACCTTCTGCAATGCGACTGGCAACTGCTCGAGAGTTAATGCTCGATGCAGTACCAATCACCTCTTTACGCGCATATTCTGCCAAAGCCCCGGATTGGCGTTTGGCTTCTTCCGTTGCCTGCTCATCCATGTTCTTTAACGCCTTAAATACCGCACGAAGTTCGGTCTTGTCGAAAGCTGTTTGTTCAGCCACGATTCCTCGCTTCTAGTATTTCAATCGCCGTTAAAATATCTTCTGCCGATTGCCACTCTGACATTGGTATCTGAGTTGCTATTGACAGTTCAACTAAGAGTCGGCTTACGCTTCCTCTTGGATGACTTTTGGGTCATCGGTTCCCACCTCGACATCTGCCACCGACTCCATCCAAATCTCCAATGGCTTTACGGTCTTTCCGCCTGCTTCACGCTTCATTGCTGAATGTGCTACAAACAAGATATCCCACATACCACCGAAGTTAGAGATGACCTTCTTAGTTGTCATCTCCCACTTGGCGTAATCCGGTGGTCTGACTAAGTAAGTATCCTCAGACCCGTCATTGTATTTAATTGTGATGTTCTGTTGCATTGTTTGCTCCCGTTTCTATTGTTTAGCTGAATGTTTCTGTTACTGCACCCTTTGAGACTTTGAAAGTAAAGTCTACAGTCTGTGCATCTGTTCCTGCTCCACCTGCTGTTGGAAATTCAGGCATGATTGGGAATACAAATTGAGCGCCTGTTGCAGCTGTAAGAGTTACGCTGATGTCTGTGTCTGGTGCTGTCTCTGCTGCTGTCCAAAGAGCTTCACATACTGAGTTAGCCTTGCCCCAATCAGCTAGCATGGAAAGCTCGAAAGTACCTTCAATGTTAGTTGTCTTGTAAGCTTCGCCATCCAAAGTTTGGTATGTCTCACGAACATTGGTCTTTGTTAGAACTGCGCTTGTTGCTTGGGCTTCGATATCTGTTCCACCTGTGAAAGATAGAGAAATATCGCGCCCTGTGATTACTACGGTTGCCATATTATTTTCCTTTAGTTTGTTTGTGTGTAGTAGGTGGAAACTCTGATATCAGCCACTAAAACATTAGATGGCCCGACTTGAGTTACCGTTGGTTTTTCTATTGCTCCGATCGTGTACCCTGCTGGGATAACTTTCAGAACACTTATAACTAGCTGCTCGAGGTTGTCGAGCGATGCAGGATTGCTGTTATAGGCAACCGCTACAGATATTGTTAAATTGATTTTCATGTGAAGTGTTGACTTGTTAATTGTTTCCAATTCAAGATATGGTGAATCTGGAACCATTACAACAAAAGGAACCATTGGGGCCTCTGGCACATAGGCATAAACATTGCCTGCAACACTAGCAAAAGCTGTGGCTAATGGCTGGCGTACTGTGTCAAGAATTGTTGATGCTGGCATTACTGCACCATTGAATCAGTATCGATGTATGCGCCCAAGAGACCAGATACTCGATTGAACAAACTCCGACCTAAACGATATGGGCTAACTTGTGTGAAATCGATTCCTTCGATCTGTCCACCA